CAGTTGACTTACCGTGAACAAAGGTTGGCATAAGTTAGTCCTCCTAGAACCTTGCTAATGACACCATAAAGGTGATTGAGCCGGACGATCCGGCTGTTGAAGCAGTAACACGAACGTATTGCTTAATTGTTCCTGATATTGCAACTAACTCCGATGTCTTGGTCGAAGCCCCGACAGCGGTGAATGATACGAGGTCAGCCGCCGAGCCAAAGCCGGAGGATGCATCGTGTTGAACTTTGATAGTGGTTGCACCACCACCGATTGAATTAGTGGGAACATGAAGTATCGCCATCCCACCACCTGTGGTTTGTGAACCGTGATTGTGTCCAGTTAAATTTCCTAAAGCATTGTAATCAATGCTTGCGCCTGCGGTTAATTGAACACCACTTCTTATTCCATAGAAATCAGGTCTGTTAGCCGCTGAAGAATTGAAATCTGCGGTAATCGTAGACACGTCTGAAACAGGATTAGAGATTGAATAATTAACTTCATGGGCTTGAGCCATGATTGCTGAATTGCCTATCCCATCTCCACTTTCAGCAACAGTTATTACAGGAGTTGTAGCGTTGCCTAGCAAAGCGTGAAGCTCCTCGTCTGAACCATCTGTGTCAGCAGACCACATACCTGAAAGGCTTACTGTTCCGTCAGATATTCCTTTTATGTAAGCTCTTGAAGTTGAGTTGAAAGAAGTTACTTCTGCTGTGTCTGTGGTCATTGTCATTTCTGCTGAGTTCAACCACGGACTCATATCGAACTCATCCATATAAACTTTAGTTGCCTTACCGTGAACGAATGTTGGCATTATTTCTTACCTCCTGTTTTCTTAGCAGGTGGTTCTTCTTGAACGAATGCCTCGTTGATGTCAGGAGTCTCAGGATCATCAGCTATGTAATGTCCCTTATCGTTTCTTGCACGTTCTTTAATTACTTCAGATTCTAAAGCCAAGTAGCCTTCATCAATAAGCCACAAGCCTTTAGGCTTTGCGACCTCTACAACTTCACCAGCTTCATAGCGTTCACCGTTGTAGTTGATTCCTGAAGTTCCACTCTCGCCTCCGGTGACAATATATTTCGGCATCACTCACCCTTCTTTTATGGCACAGCGAAAACCGTTGTCACCGTTCACGCTGGACACAGGACACTTAGGTCACTTTGGTAAAAGTAGGCTATCACGCTTCAAACCTGTTGTCAGGTGTCTGCTTTATTGAAACTTTCTAAAAATTTTTTAAAATTTTTTTTCTGCCTTGAGTTATCAAGGAGTTTGAAGCGGAAAATCGCTGATTTTGGATGATTTAATAAAATTCAATTTGACATCCTAGCCCCACCTAGTGTAATATATATATATGGGATACGAAATAACAAAGGAGAACAACATGGAAACCAATACAGGACAGCATTGCACTCCGACAGGAGAACTTTGTGAAGGAACAATAGAACTTCGTCCTTGCGAATTGTTAAATGGAGAAATACTTGAGACTTGTTCTGAGTGTCAGTTTCCATTACAAGAGTCTTGGTGGAATCAGCATAGATGCGGTGAGCAGTTAAATGAACTTCCTAACTCTCCTGAGTTCGGATTTTAAAAATGGGATACACAACAACAAATATAGAGGAGGCAGAAATGTCAACTAACAATCCACTCACTCAACTTATTAACACACACGGAGACGATGCGTTTCGTTTCGTTCTTCCTTTCAAAGTTAGAGAACAGCACAAAGAGTGGTTCAGTTTCTACGGCAGGATTAACAACGAGCGTGACACCTACATCATGTGGGGTGCCGAAGGTATGGAAGAAATGTATGAGGGCGACACACGTACTTTAACTCCTGAGCTAGTAGCAGAAGAAGCTTTCCTTGACGAGTTGTATAACGTGGTCGGACAATTCCAGCACGGCGACAAGGCAGAAATGTCACGACACATTTGGAAAGGTGATCCAGCATGTGACGCTGTACGCAACGAACTCAATAGGTTGCTCCGTTTCATTGAGAAACTAAACAACACCTATAAAGAAAAAGGAGAACAACTAATAATGGATTCTCCAAGAGACGAAAGACTCGGCCAGCCAGTTTACACATTCGTAATTCGTAACGCAGACGGTGGGTACATCCCTGACGTTACCTTATTTCGCCAACAGAGGGAGGTGCAGTAATGCACAACAATGAAAAGGCTCGTATCAAACGAGACGCTGAACGTAAACGGTTCATTGAATGGATGTGTTCAGACAGACATGCACAATGCACAAACAAAATTCACACGAAAGGATGTTGTGTCTAATGGGAAAGAAACGTAAAGCTCCAACCAAAGCCAAAGCTTGGACTCGTATGCAAGCCGCTGAACTGGCTGATAATAACATCTATGAAAAGATAAAAGATAAGTTCCTTGATGACATGCCTGACGAAGTTTGGGTGAACGACAGGTATCAGGCAACAATCAGATACTTAAACAAAGACTTAGGTCGTGATGGTGTCTGTCAAATGTGTATTCACTCTCACACACGTGCAACGAATCGACCATGGCGACACTTCCAACAAATCAAAAACGACATCTTTGGTGATGAGCGTGAAGCACTAGAGCTTTACCCTGCCGAGTCAAGAGTCGTTGATACTGCTAACGAATATCATTTGTGGGTTTGGACTAAAGACTCGAAGATACCTGTTGGCTTCCTTGAGCGTAATGTTCGTTACGACATAGGAGACGATGATCCTGAAGTTGATGCTCATTTAAAAAACAGTAGAGCTAGACAAGCTCCCAAAATGGAAATAAAGGAGGACAGCAATGTTTGAATTAGGGATATTTCTTTTCGGTTTCCTGTTCGGAGCTTTAATTCTTGAATGGTGCGGAGTGCAAATGTGGATAGAGGAGGAGTCCATAACGCTAGACGATGAAGCTAATAATATGGATAACATGCAACCTAATCAGATGCCCGAACCTAACATACACCATAAAGCTATATGTTTTGATGATGAAGGTAGTCTTGATTGTGCCTGTGAGCTTCGAGAAGAAATAGAAGCTTCTAGACAACATTTCGAAAACATGACTAGCATATTTGAACGATGAGTGAACTTAACGGACACATGCCTCATGTGAACATTTACGAACCTGATGATGGATGGCAGTACACAATTCTTATCTCAGAGTTACCTTATGATGGCTTTATGGGCGGTGGTGATCCTGACGCTTATGTAGTTGTTACTGTTTGGCTACCTACCGAGAAAATAGGTCGCAGTTATGTAATGGCAAAGCAAGGAGTTTTAACGACTGGTTATGTTGCAGAAAAGTTTGGTCAAGGTTTAGACACTTCTAACGCTGACGATTTAGCGATGTTAAAAATGGTCGCTGACGCTATTAGAGAGACTTTAGGTAGACCCCCACTTGATGATGAAGGGTGGCGGTAATGGCTTTATGGCAAATAGAAATATCAATAGAAGTTCAAACTGAGAATGGCGATCCTAGAGACTGGAATTGGGATGAACTACTCTACACTTGGGACGGCGATAAAATTATTGAAGTTAACGCCATTCAAGCAGAGAAATCTTGGAGTCAAGAATACGAAGAATTGTCTGAATACGTTGGACAATTAGAAGGCGAAAAACAATGACAGGTGAATGGAATATACAAATATGTTTAGGCAACTGGAGAGGTTCAGTTCAGATACCTAAGTCACTAATACCTGATGCGTATGACGCTAACCAAAAGGTCATTGACCTTGCATGGGATTGGGTGATTGGACAATTAGAAAGCGAAAAACAATGAGTAACGAAATGACTTACAGGCGACTCGTCTTTGATGTTGCCTGTCACGGCGAATACGAAGAACTATTACCAGCAGTATTAACAACAATGGGAGCAGTCGAAACTCCCTTTATTGGCGGCACAGGAATAATGATTGTTGCAATGGATGAGAAACCAATGGTCTTTGAAGAAATACCTGACGTTCCTTCAGGGATTGAAGCTGACGTGTTTGAGTTCCCTGCAACATTCGGATCAGAAACGGAGGAAGAAGATGGAACTAGATGAACAACAAAAGGAACAAGTAGTAGTCAAGCTCGGTGTGCTTTGTCATCTTTTAGAAAGTGCAGGACAAATAATGCAAGAGATAAGAGACATTTGTTATGGCTCACTAAACTCACCAGCTCCTAGTAAAGAAGATATAGAGAAGCTTATCGCTGAACATGCAGATCAGGGAATGGAAATGATAGCCCAGTTCCTAGACGACATGAACGAAAACTAATGCCTACACCATTAAAAGAAGGTGAACCTGTAGAGGGCGGCACGATGACTTGTTGGGATTGTCAAACAGTTTGGAAGCTCGGTGAAGAAACTGATGCTTTCTTTAAACATTCGTGTGTAATTGAGTCTTACGATGAATGAAGATAATTAACGAATGGAACAATTTTTATTAACCATCATTATAGGATTACTAGGCTTTTGTATAGGGATGCTTATTTCTGCTCAACGGAATTAACTGCTTTACAGCGAGGACATTTAAGCCTGTAAGGAGTTGAAACCATCTCAGCTAAAAGCTTCTTACAGCTACTACATCTGACATGGAAAAGGGTTTGCCGTACAACTACGGCTCTATCTTCTCCGTAAGCGTCATCCATTTCACAGAGCCTTAACCGCCGTGAAGTTACATGAGAAAATCATTCGTTCTTGGTCGTCTCTTTCTAAACCGAAAGGCGACTGTTCAGCTTCTATCTTGTAGTAAGTAGTGCTGGTTAAAGTTTCGTTGATTACTTTGCTTAAAGTTTTCATAATGTCAACTGCTAACGACTGGCAATCAGAATAACTAGAAGCTCTTGTGTGGCACATAAGCCCAGCGTTCTCAATAGGTGGTGCGCTGTCTGCCCCGAACACATCTGTAGGAGCAACGCCCCCTGTTTCATATATAGCGACACACGTATCAGGGGAGTCGGGCATACGACCAAGAAAAAGATTTGTGCCTAGCGTTAAAGTTGTGTCAGTAACATTCGCCGCTAAGAAAGTTCCTACGTCGCCTAAAAGAGCCATTACTTCATCACCCTTTTAATCGCTTTAATAACTCTCGGAACTAGCGTCATTTGTTTTCTCTTAGCAGGTATCTCAAGATACTTGGCGGCTCTAGTCTCGCCGGGGATTCCTGTGCTTGTGCCGCCTCGCTTTTTGGATGGGTGGAAGAAATCTAAATTCTCATGTTGCACTAAAGCGTAAGGAGCGGCTGGTCCTCCATAAGCAACTGTAAACTTTTTTAATAAAGTCCCTCCACGGCCACTTTCGATTTTAAGAGTAGCCGAGCCTCGTAAAACTCCATCTTGAAAAGGAACAAGTCCCATTGATTCGCTTTTAATTTCGTTAGCTATCTTATGTAGTTCTTGATTAACGGACATAACCATTTCAGGTGAAGCTGTTTTAAGAACCTTTCTTACATCCTCAACGCCTTGCAGTTTTATGTTCGCCATTACCTGTTCCCAACGTAAGCAACAACTCCGACCTGACCTAAAGGATCTTTCCTAGTCTCAACTTTAACTAAAGGTCGTGTAGCACTAATCGGTGCGCCTAAAGTTACTTGATCCTCTACGTTTAACGTCAGAGAAGAATCAGGAACGTAAATAACCCAATCAATCTTTTTCTTTTCATCCATGTCACGTT